TAAGTTACAGTAAACCCGGAAAAGTTTATCGATTTAGAGATGAATTCAAATTTTTCCAATGTTTAATTTATGAATTTCCATCAAGAAGTTTTGGATGTCAATCCTGAATAATTTTTAAATTATTTGGAGAAGGAAATACCAAAAGTAGGCACAATCCAACATGAAGACGGTTTTTTGGAATCTGCACAACCTTATAAACCTAATTTCATGGCAAACACTGATGTCCATACAGCTTTTGGTATTATGGCAAGACATGCCGCATGTAAACTTTTTCCTGATTAATAATCAACTCAAGAATTAACTGAATTGGTTCAATCGGACTTATAATCAGGAGCTAGAGACGTACCGGCTAATTTCAAGTACACTAGTTGGGAAGAGTATTATCTCTAATTAGATAATAAGAAGAAGAAGTTGTATAAGTCAGGTTATGATTTTTTCAACACTAATCATAGGTTGGTAAACACCTATGAACTTATGCAGAAGAAAGATGAGTATGCAATTAAGAAAGCTAGTGACTTGAAACCTAGAAATATTTTTAATCCTCACATGAGTGTGAAGGCTATATTGGGCTGGGTGAATTTTAATTTGCTAAGAATAGCTAAGTTGGTTGATGAGTCCTTTATCCATGGTAAAAACACTGAAGAATTATCAAATGATATACAGAAACGCATCAAATTGGCTAATTTCGAGGAAGTTACATTCTTGATGTGGGACGGGTCAAATTTTGATTCACATTAACACATAGATTTGATTAGAGCAGTTGATCATCAGCTAATGGATAAGTATCTCTTTTCCATATGTATGAACATAGGTCTTACTTATGTTTAATACAAAGAGATTGAGAAAACTTTAAAAGCACCCACAGTTAAAGTTATATCTTATTACAAGGATCAGAACAAGCAAAGGAAGATGATGAAGGCCAATCTTACTGGGACCACATTTACTGGCCACCCAACCTCAACCACTTATGGGAACACTCATAGAATGGCCTACTATACTAGGTTGATTAATAAAAAAGATTAACTAAAGAATGTCGCCTGCCATGCTGGAGATGATGTGTTTTTGGCTATAGAAAAGAAGGATGTTTAGATTTGGATGAATAACATCAAAAAATATACTCTAAATTATATACCTAAAGAAAGAATGAATTTTGGACTCGGTTAAGTTTTTAGAGAATTTAAAATTTCAGACACTAATTTTGAATTTTTGTCTAGAGATGGCATCTATACTTAGGGACAGATTTATATGAAAAGAAAGATTGAGAGAATTCTTCTCCATAGTCATATTACAACTAGTGTCCCTAAGAATATAACAGCTTCATAATTTAATTAGGCTGTGACAATCTCTCTGCAGACTTATGTGAAATCTGATTCTCGGATATAACAATATATTCTGTAGAGAAGGTCAAAACTTTAACATGAAAGTTTGACCATAAAGTAATTAGATGATTATCAAAACACTCATAGTTATAAGGCCCATATCAATGATAAGTAAGCACCTTTTAATGAAAAAGTTTTAATGGAGATAACATCTACTACTCTGAAGGTTATGTTGGATAACCTTAATTGATCTATTACTTTTAACCCAGAATTTCAATTCTGATATTGAGTATTATACTCATGAC